AGCTTTCAACCTATGCCGCCGCATATAGTTGCACGTTATAGCGTCAACCGCAAGGCGCTCCGGAGCAGCAAGATCAGCCCCGCCGCCGCTCGTAGGAAGTGCATGAAAGTTGCACGAAAAAAACTGTGCACTTTTACAGATTGCGCTGTCTTGTGTTTGTCTGTATAGTAGTAAGCAGAAACAGACAAACACACGCAACAGAGAGGAGTGAGAACATGACAGTAAGTGAAATCTTACAGTTAACCGCTGCTGGCTTTAGTAAGGCTGAAATCCTTGCAATGAGCAACGCAGACACCGGAAAGCAGAAAGAAGATGGGGGTAAACTCGAAGAGAAAAAGGATGCAGTAGAAATATCTGCCGACTTTGCAAAGGCATTAGACGAGATCAATAAAAGACTTGATGTATTGACACAGACGAAAGAGGAACCCAAGAAAGAGGAACCCAAGAAAGACAACACCGACGTGTTAGCGCTTTTGCAGTCGATGAACGTTGCTGGACAGCGTTATGATCTGCCGCCACAGTATGATCCCGAAAAGGCACTTGCCGGAGCATTAGATGTAGTTATGAACGGAGAAAAGAAAGGAGTTGTAAACAATGGCTAATAGCTTAACACCGCGTGATGCACACGCACTTATGGAAGCCGTAGTAAAACAGGCAACAGGCGAAGCAATCAGTATCCTCGATACAAGTACCTTTACAGCAGTAGGAGAAAAACTTCTCCGGACAGGCACCGAGAACACCTTGAACGCTATCAGTACCGTATTAGCACGTACTATCTTTAGTGTACGTCCCTATAAGTCTCGCTTCGCGAGTCTCGAAGTATCGCCGGAGCGTTGGGGTGCTCAGATCAGAAAGATCATTACTCTGTACGTAGAGAGCGAAGCATCTACCGACTACAATACAGAGGGCGCCACTACCCAGTTAGCGGATGGCAATAGCGTAGATATGTACAAGATCAGGGCGCCCAAGGCTGTACAGCTTAACTTCTACGGAACGCAGAAATTACAGAAGCATATCACCATTTTCCGCGATCAGTTGGCGCTGGCTTTCAGCAATGAGAATGAGTTCAATAACTTTATCATGGCAGTTATGGTACAGTTTAGCAACGAAATTGAGTTACTGAACGAAGCAAAGAGCCGCGCTACTCTGCTTAACTTTATGGCTGGCATTTCCAGCATGGGACTGACACAGGTTGACTTAACCAAGGAGTTTAACACCGAGAATGGCACAACCTACACCCGTGAAGAGTTGCTGTCTGCCGCACATCTTGAGGACTTCATGAAGTTTACGGCGTCCACTATCAAGATTTACTCAAAGCGTTTAGAAGATATGTCTGAGCTTAACCACGCGCAGATCACCGGACAGAACATGATTTTGCGTCATACGCCCAAGGGTAAGCAGAAGATGTTTATGTATGAGCCTGTATTTATTAAGACACAGGCTACCGTATATAGTAGCATTTTCAATCCAGAGTATCTCGATATCGGATCTTTTGAGGGCGTCAACTATTGGCAGTCACAGGCTAACCCTACTGAGATTAAAGTAACGCCTAACATCCTTGATGTTACCACCGGCAACAGTAAGACAGCCGAAGCACAGGTCGATCTGCCTTATGTACTGGGTCTTTTAACAGATGAGGAAGCAGTCGGAGTTCTGCCGCAGTTTGACTATTCCAGCACGACACCGTTCAACTCTGCCGGAGGTTATTACAACAACTTTATGCACTGGCGTTTCAATAGTTTCAACGACTTTACGGAAAACGCAGTACTGTTTGTTATGGGTGCTGGCGGTGCGGCTGGCTGATACACAGTAAGGAGATACGAGAATGGGAGTAAATGACATTGTAACGATTATCAGCACCGTAGGCTTTCCCATTGCGGCGTGTGTCGCTCTCTTTTGGCAGATTGACGAGATGCGGAAGAGCCACAAAGAAGAAATGGACGGTGTAAAAGAAGCGCTCAACAACAACACACTTGTCGTTCAGAAGCTTGTGGACAAACTGTCTGACATAGTAGGAAGAGAGGAATAATAAGATGAAAACATCCCAGCGAGGAATTAACTTGATAAAGCAGTTTGAGGGGGTACGCTTGACGGCTTATAAGTGTCCTGCTGGGGTGTATACCATCGGTTATGGTCACACGCGCGGAGTGAAGCGCGGCATGAAGATCACAGAGGAAGAAGCAAGCGCGTATCTTACCGCTGATCTACTTAACAGCGAGAGAGCAGTAGAACGCTATGACAGCGTATATCATTGGAATCAGAACGAGTTTGACGCGCTTGTGTCTTTTACCTTTAATTGTGGCGCTACTAACTTGCGCTCTCTTTTGCGTAACGGACGGCGCAACCGCGAACAGATCGCGGCAATATTGCCTTTATATCGCAAGGCTGGCGGCAAAGTCCTTAAAGGACTGGAACGCCGTCGAGCCGCAGAAAAAACTTTATTTTTAGAGAGGGTTTAAGTATGGAAATAAAGTTGTACAAAACCTCTTCACCACGGAAAAAGCTGGTGAAAGACTTAACGGACGGAATTACACTGACGGGAACACTACGGGGGCAGTCCTCTGTTATGTCCCCGTCTTTGCAAATACAAGATATAGCAGTGATCGGATACAACTATTGTTATATCCCCGACTTTGGGCGCTATTACTACATCAATGGTATTAACGCGCTACGAGCAAATTTATTTGAGTTGTCACTAGGCATTGATGTACTGATGACTTACGCTGATGCAATACGAAGCAACGCGGCTATCATTGATAAGGCACAATGGCAAGGATCAGCATACAAGTATATTAATGACGGCAGTTGGGTAAATACCAACAGAATGACGCAAGAAGTAGTAAACTTTTCCGGCGGCTTTAATGATAACGGAGAGTTTATCTTGATTACGGCGGGAGGAATGGAGTAATGGCACAAATTGTACCTGATCAATATTTGCAGTTGACGAGAGAGCAGTTAATTGCATTATCTTATATCTATAATCAATATGAATTATTCCAGATGATTTTAACTGATCCCCAGTATGCGCAAGCTATGCGGCAGATAGGTTTTGTACCGAGCGCCGGAACGTGGAACGATGTAAAGACGTTTATTGCGAGTGCAGAAGAAAGTGTAAAGACAACCTTGCCCGCAGTGGGAACAGCGACGACTGCACTTGTAAATACTGTAAGACCTGTTACAGGAGTAACAGCGGCACAAGGAGCAACAAAGGTTACTACCAGCGGTATACTTACGGCAACTTCAACCAGCGTTGGTGCGGTAGCTTGTGCGGGTGCGTTGGGTTTTGTTACCGGTGTCAACGCATTTGAAGCGGCACCCGAAGCATGGACAAAACTGTCCAACCTTGTGTTCGGTACGGACTTAGACCCTAGCGAGATCGGCGAGTTGGCAAGGAATACAAACGCACTCGTCATGATTAAGGACGGCGTGTGCTACATGGCAGAAGATCTTATCACAGCGATCAGAGATGCGCTTTTTGACATAGGCGCCGCAGAAAGTGGGGTATCATATCCGACGATTGATAGCGCTGCCACTAAAATCAATGTCGTTACTTCACTATCATTGCAAGACTTTTTGCCGGAGATTGACACATTCCTAGGTACTACGACTTGCGCATCAAGGGCATTACAATCTAAATATGACGAGTTAAGAAAGCTTGCTGATGAGGGTTATGCCGACATCATGTTTAGTACCATAAATAATAAACCATACGTACTAATCAATTATTATTATGATTCTACTACGTTTGTGTTACCACTTAATGATTTATCAATACGCGACAATCAAGCGCCTAACTATTGTATCACAAATAATCAGTACACATTTCATAAGCGCTATTATGCAAATTTGCATATCAATGACGACGGTTTACTGGATGGAAATATTGAGCAGTACGGAGTAAGCGCAACGCGATTGCAGATCGGTGACCACACTACGGGAGAGCGCGGCAATATTTACGACGGTGAAACTCACAATTTGACCGGTTTAAACGCGACAGCAAAGCCTGGTATTGACGGTATCACCCCCACAGGCGAGCAAGGCACCAAAGACCAAACGCTAGACGAGGTTTTTCCTGACTGGGCGGCAAAGGCGGTAACTACGCTTGCAGGGTTGGAAGCGTTGAGACGGTGGTTTCCGGTGAGTATCCCCAGCACAGACCCCTCAACAGAAGCATATCCTTATACTACACCAGTAGCACAAGAAGGTTTGCTACCGCAACTTGATACCGACCCTATGTTACAGCTACAAACAAACCCAGTGCCGGACGCAACAGCCGCAGAAGATTTTCCGGCACAGCCTACACCATTGCCGCAACCGACACCACCCACCACAGAAACACCGAGTGCGCCCGCTATCTCCGGCGGCGGTGGAAGTTCCACAGGGTTAGCCAACCTTTACAACCCTACTTTAGCACAGGTCAAGCAGTTTAGCCGCTGGCTGTGGGGTTCCGATGGTCTTAACCTCGATCAGTTGAAAAAGTTGTTACAAGACCCCATGCAAGCTATCATTGGTCTACATGTGATGTATGCCACTCCTACCACCGGAGCAAACAGAGACATACAAGTAGGCTATATCAATAGCGGCGTGCCGAGTAAGATCGTAACTGAACAGTACACGGAGATAGACTGTGGAACAGTTACGATCAATGAATACTTCGGAGATGCACGAGACTACTCACCATTTACACAAGTATATTGCTATCTGCCATTTATAGGCATCGTAGAGTTAAACGCCGACGACGTAGTAAATAGTACGCTTGGTATTAAGTACAAGATTGATGTGCTGACAGGTTGTTGTCTTGCACAGTTGACCGTTAAAAAATACGGACTGGACGCAGTACTTTACACCTATACCGGCAACTGCGCGGTACAAATGCCGATCACCAGCGGCAACTATTTGTCCATGGTGTCGTCTTTACTGGGTGCCGTAGTAAGCGGAGCCGCCGCCGTAGCAACAGGCGGCGCACTGGCACCAGTGGCAATCGGCGCGGCGGCGAACGCAATGGGAGGCGGTGCAAGGGCGAGCGTTGCAATGTCAGGATCACTTGGGAGCAACGCCGGAGCAATGGGAATACGTAAACCCTACCTTATTATAAAGCGCGTAGAATCCGCAGACGCAAACGGATATAATGAATTTTACGGATACCCTACCAACAAGAGAGTGAATCTCTCACAGTTAACTGGATATGTGCGCGTGAAAGAGATCAATCTATCCGGCACAAACGCCACCGAGGACGAGCAGAACGAGATCGTTACTTTATTAAAAGAGGGAGTGATATTATAAGATGGATATGCCGATAACCTACGAACAGAATAGCATGGCACAGTACTGGCTACAGCAACCTAGTAATGTACAGGGGCAGAATAACAGCGCTGTACTATACGAAAAGCGTTACCTTTATCAGCTTATTTACAGCCGTTTTAAGTTTGGACTGCCGAAAGACTGGGACTTAAATTTTTTCCGCTACTGGCTGTTTAGCTGGGGTTCAATCGCAGTAATGTATACCCGTGAATATGGCTGGATATGTGCGCCGTATAGTGTATCACAGATCAACATGTACTGGAATCCGAAAGAGATTGTTGTTACTAACAACTATCTCACAAACCCCAAGTACGGGGTGATTGGAGTAAACAGTGGCATCATTAAACTGTTTGACGATTACGGTGGAATGGATGACATTGTAAGGCATTACGCTGTCAAGCTGGCACAGATTGATAGGTCTATTGATGTCAACCTCATGAACAGCAATGTTACCATGTATTTTGAAGCGCGAAACAAGAAGCACGCACAGGAGATCAAGGACTTATATGCACAGAGTACACAGGGCGAACCGCTTGTCGTTGCGAACGAGAGTGTGACCAAGGGCAAACAGATAGACACTCTGTACAAGGACATTAAGACCCAGTATATTGTAAATGATCTGTTACAGAGTAAGCGGACGATCATTAACGAGTTTTTAACAAAGATCGGTATCGCAAATGCCAACTATGACAAGCGAGAGCGACTGAACAGTGACGAAGTTAATCAGAACAACGAAGAGACAAAAGCAATTATCTCTGTGATTTTTGACAACCTCAAAGAGAGCATTGCAAAGATCAACGCAATCAGCGGACTGGGAATCAGTGTTGAATTAGTAGAGAGGGGGGATAATGGTGTTACCGCCTAGAATGACACTGTACGGTATGTATCAGTATGATCCTACGTTATTTGACGGCGTGACACTGCCGGAGGGAATGGACAAAACACTCATGATAAACCAGATCATCCGGCAGAGTGGCGATCTGTTCCCGTACTACCAAGTGCCGCCGCAAGTAAAGGCAGCAATAACGGAATGGTTTACGCGCCGGAAAGACAACTTTGCGAAGCTGTGGCAAGGTTTTACAGCAGAGTACAACCCCATAGAAAACTATGACCGCCAAGAGGACAGCACCGAGACACCGAATATTACACACACGCTGTCAAACAGCGGACAGGACGCCAGCACCAACGAAGCGGATGTGCAAGGCTATAACGGAACAGATTACGTGCCTAACAGCCGAACCAAGTCAAGCGGAACCAGTAGCACAAACGGCACCGACACGGAAAGCGGTACAAGGACTTACACGAGCCGGATACATGGTAACATAGGCGTAACCACGAGTGCGCAAATGTTACAGGGAGAGTTAGCACTGCGCAAGGGTCTTGATATTTACGCACTGATCGCTGAAGAGTTCGAGAACGACAACTTGATACAAGTATATTAAAGGGGGTGAGAGGATGGCATACACAAACGCTAGTTGTTTAGGGGGATACGAGTACCCATATAACAACAGTACACAGCCTAACCTTGACTGGATGATCGGTAAGATCAAGGAGTTAGAGGAAAAAGTAGCAAACCTTGAACAGAGGGTGACAGCACTGGAAAGTAAATAAGGTAAAGTAAAAGAGAGTAGATAAGTCTACTCTCTTTTTGTAGGGCATATGACCGTCCAAGTCACGCTCTACCGCTTCCGGCGGCTGGACTATGAGCAACCCCATAAGCATATTATAGTAGTAATATTGCACAAATGCAAGCAGTATTTTTACATGTAAATTTGTGCATTATTCAAGCAAAAGTTGTTGCAATTTACATGGAAGAAGCGTATTATAATAGATGTAAGGAACAAGTAAACAACGCAACGCTACGTAGTAAAGGAGAGGTAAACATGAGCGAAGATGAAATCAAAGAGTTAATACAAACAGAACTTAAAGAAAGCGGATACATGTACACACTGGGTATGCTTAAGGGCATGTATAAAGCCGGAGCATTTAACGCAGTGGAATGGTGTACTCTTAGCATGTATCTTGCTGATCTGAATATGGAGATTTTAGGCTGACGTTAGTAGGTAGGAGGTGGGTAGGCGTTGGGGGAAATGAGCTGGCAACCGACAAGCGGCGCGGGGAGTAGGCAGTGGCTCTCCCAGCTTTCGCCAAAGGGCGAAGAAAGAAGAGGTGATAATATGGTTAGAAAATGGGGGAAACTGCCGGACTTAAAGCGCGTGTATGATGATACAAAGGCGCATGAGATTTTAGAATCATGTGGACTTAAGTACCATCATAGCGCCAAAGAATCACGCTACATATCCAAGCGTATAGGCTATGGTATCTGCGAGTTATACTCTGGGCACTACGGTACAGGCGTGATAGTACACCGCGCCGACAACCGCGAGATCAACGCAACCCACGGAATCGTGGAATACTGGCTGGAAGAGGGTGAATAAATGGCTAGGAAAGATAAAGCGTTAACCGCTGATGTGTACGGCGAACAGTATAGCACAGCACAGCTACAGGAGATACGGCGAAAGCTGGCGAAGCGTGCAAACAACTCTCTGCGCGATTTATCGCGGAACTCTTCTCCAATAACAGGGGAAGCGTACAATAGTTATGGTGCCGCCGTGGATGCGCTGGACTATTTGAAAGCGAGGAATCGTCGCTACTTTTCTGAATCGCTCAATCTTACCGAAAATCGTACTGCATTAAAAGCAGAAATACAAAGATTGCAGTATTTTCTGACACGTCCATCAAGTACCAGCAAAGGGCAACGAGCGATAGAGGAAAAGCGTGTAGAAACGTTTGAGAAGCAAGGTATACACTTTGCAACCAACAAAGAATTTTACGATTTTTTAACGTCGGATGTATTTCATGGACTATCTATCAGCGGTCTATCTTCCGAAACTGTACGCGACGAATATGACGCCGCAAGAGTGCGAGAAAAGGGAGACCATGACAAAGTAGTTGCGCGTATGGAAAAAGCCTTGCAAGCGTTCAGAGCGCCAAAAGACAGCGCAGAGCATGTAGAAGCCACTATCAAAAATCTGCGGTACTTCCTAAATAAAAAAGATGAGTAGGCTTGTAACGGTTCCAAGGCTTGACGGCGGAAACGATAATGTTACAGTGTACACGGTGAAAGACTTCCCATATGCGAAACTGGACACTAAGGCAATGAAGTGTAACAACAAACGCAAGTGCGAAGAATATCTACAAACGTTTGGAGTATTCGACATTGAAACCACAACGATCTGCAAAGGACACGCGCCAGACTGGATTGTAGCGCCGTGGGCGTTTATGTACCACTGGCAGATGGATGTAGGCGGCTACTTAATCACTGGCAGAACGTGGGAAGAGTGGCTGGAGTTTTTTGATCGGCTGGAAGAGGTATTACAGTTTAACGGCAACAAACAGCTTGTAATATATGTTCACAACTTGGGGTATGAGTTTCAATTTATGCGAGATTTTTTGAACAGCTACTTTGACGGATTTACCGTATTTGCAAGCAAGGCGAGACAGCCTATCACGGTACATACAGGGCGAGGAGTACAGTTTCGCTGTAGTTACAAGCTGACGAATATGTCGCTCGAAAAAGCGGTAAAGAATGAGTTGGGAGTTATACACGCGAAAGCGGCTGGGGATCTTGATTATAAGAAGAAGCGCACACCCAAGACGAGATTGACGGAAACGGAAATAGGATATTGTGTGGGCGATGTTATCAGCTTATATGAGTTGATAGAGCGGCGCTTAATCAATGAGCATGACAACCTTGAAACCATCCCTATGACATCTACCGGATATGTGCGGAGAATGTGTCGGAAAGCTTGCCGAAAAGACGGGCATTACAGACAACTATTCAAAGAGACCGAGATGAACACATACATCTATACGCTACTGAAAGAAGCCGGACGCGGTGGAAATACTCACGCAAACCGATACATGAGTGGTAGAGTTTGGCATAATGCGGATAGTTTCGATGTACAAAGCAGTTACCCCTTTTGCTTATGTGTATTTAAGTTTCCGATCAATAAGTTTACACCGTATGGAGATGTTGAAACGCTGGAAGAGTTGGACGGACTATTAAATAAATATGCTTGTCTATTTCGGATCGTCTTACGGAATCCAGCGGTAAGGGAATCAGTAACAATGCCGTACATCCCTGTCAGTAAATGTCTACAACATGGCGGTAACTTAAAACTAGATAATGGGCGCGTATTATCTTGTGAGTGGTTACAAATGACTGTCACTGATATAGACTGGGAGATCATCAAAAAACAGTATACGTGGGATAGTTTCGCCGTAACGGATATGTGCATAGCAAAATATGACTATCTGCCGGAGTGCCTAGTAGAATGCATCCGTGAATTGTACAAATCTAAGTGCCAACTAAAATATGAGATAGAGCAAGCCGAAGAGAGAGGAGAAGATCCAGGAGACAAGCCCTATCTATATTCCAAAGTTAAGGCTCGCTTAAATGCCATATTTGGGATGATGTTCACGGACGTAGTAAAACAAGAAAACACGATCAACGAAAACGGCGAATGGATTGTAAACACGCCAGACACGTCGGAAGCGCTTGCGAAGTTTTACAGAAGCCGAAACAGCTTTCTCTATTACGCGTGGGGCGTATGGTGCACGGCACATGCAAGGAAACATTTACAGCAATTATTAGACCTAACAGGAGAAGCAACAATATACTGCGATACCGATTCCTCTAAGGCGGTGGGGGCAGATATTGAAGCGATAGAAAAAGTGAATAGAGAGATCGCAGACCTAGCGCGAGAGCGCGGCGCATACGCGTCGGTTGGCGGTAAAGATTATTACATGGGTGTATATGAGCATGAAAACAAGGAGCCTATCGCGGAGTTTAAGACGCTGGGTGCGAAAAAATATGCTTATGTTGATGCAAAGGGATTGCACTGTACAATATCCGGCGTATCAAAAAAGCTAGGCGCAGAAGAGTTAAAAACGATAGATAATTTCAAGATAGGATTTGTTTTTCGAGATGCTGGCGGCATGGAGTTATATTATAACGATAATGTCGGTATTCACCAAGAAACTGTAAACGGCTGTACATTTACGACAGCCAGCAACGTAGCAATGATCGACGGTACATACACAATCGGAATCACAGAAGAGTATGCGGAATTGATCGGCGCTAACATTTATAAAATTATAGGAGATTAAAAACATGAAAAAACCGGAAAACGCAAACGCAAAGAACAACAATAACATCGAGGAATTAAAGATTGACAACTACTGCGTAAAAAGAGCCATTACTGTAGGCAAGGACGCTAATGTACTGGCAGATGTAGAGATTAACGGCATTACAATCTACGGTATGCGAGTAGTAGAGGGCAAGAACGGTGACTTCCTAAGCTTTCCGCAGACCAAGGGCAAAGACGGTAAGTATTACAGTATCTGCTGGGCGAAGCTGTCCGAGAAAGACCAAGCGGATATTCTCAAGGCGATTGAGGACAAGCTTAACGGCTGAATGCACGTTCCCGATACAGAACTAGAGGAACTACCATTTTATTAGAAAGGAGTGGGCGGCGTATCTGCCGCCCTTACTTTGAAATATGAGCAAGTTATACTTAAATGTATGGGACTACAAAGACGACGCATTCCCTTTCCAGATATTCACTGGCGCCCGTGGTACTGGCAAGACGTACAGCGCATTATGTGGCGCAGTTGGCATCAAAGAGTTTAACGACAACGGCGGCGAGAAGTTTATACTTATGAGACGCACACAAGACGAATTAGAAAGTCTGTCAGACGGTAAAGCCGGAGAGGGTGCGAATCCTTTTAAGCCGATAAATAAAGCATACGGACTGAACATCGGACTTGTGCCGATCAAAAAGAAGATCCATGGCATCTATAACCGCGTAAAGGCTGACGACGGAACAGACGCACCAAGCGGCGCTCCTATCGGTTACGGCATCGCATTAAGTACGATAGGCACTGTCCGCGGTGTAGATATGCAAGATTGTTCAGACTGCATATATGACGAGTTTATACCAGAAAGTCATGTGCGATCTATGCGTGACGAGTTTAGCGCATTTGCTAACGCTTATGAAACGATCAACCGTAACAGAGAACTTGCCGGACTTCCGGCGTTACGAATGTGGCTATTATCTAATGCGAACCGGATAGACAACGACATATTCACCGGACTAGGAATTGTAGCAGACGTCGAAAAGATGCTAAAAGCTGGCAAGCACCATAAGTATTATAAGGATAGAGGGTTAGCGGTTCACATCATGCCGCCAAGTGCGGATTTTATCGAAGAGAAAAGCAAGACAGCGCTATACAAGCTAACCAAGGGTACGCGGTTTTATGACATGGCTCTAAACAATGAGTTCGCCTACGATGACTTTAGTTATGTTGGTTATGAAAATATTGCCGGATATGTGCCAGTATGTTCAATAGATAGTGCGTATATCTACCAGCGGAAGAACTCTCAACGGTTCTATGTTACGTACTCGCCGTGTAAATGCCCTCATTATGACAGCAGTATAAAAAGCGATATTGTAGCTTTTCAGCGTGACTACGGGGTCATACTGCATGACCCTTTTGTCTACGGTTGTATTAAGTTCGAGAGTTATGCACTTAAATCTATGCTGATTGATTTAATCTTATGAGGTGAGTTCTATGAGAAATGCATTTATAATGATAACAATTCCGCCCGTACTATTACACAAATATCAATTAAAAGATATTGAGAGGACTGCAATAGAGCAATTCAAAAAAATAAATCCTTGTGTTTTATATATCGATTCGTATTTTACTGCCGAAATAGATTCGGATCTTTTTATAGTTGTAATTCTATACAAAATATAGCGCTCTTTCTAGGGCGCTTTTTTCTTTCCCTAAAATTCAACTTCATCCATGCAACTTTCTACTATCTCCGGCGGGGCTGATCTTGCTGCTCCGGAGCGCCTTGCGGTTGACGCTATAACGTGCAACTATATGCGGCGGCATAGGTTGAAAGCT